GGACTTTTTACCTGTTTTTGTTTAGCTATTTCTTGTAGTACTTTTTGGCTAGGTAAGGTTTGTTTAGCCATTATTTATGTACTTTATAAAAATCAAGTATTTGTTTAATATGGTCTGGGAATCCAATATTCTCTCTCAGACTTGTTGATACTTGGTTTTGTATACTTGCTCCTTGTATTGTAAGCCTATCTTTTCTTTCGTCTTTTAAATAGTATTTTACTAAATCAAAACATGCTAGTTTTAAATCTTCTGGAGTAGATGAATAACCTGCGTTATAAACTACTTCTACTGCTTTTCTTCCTTTTGGAAAGAAAGCGTCTCCAGTTGCTGTTGTTCTATAAATAGTATCTCGATCAGTATCTATAGTATACTCATACTTGCCACTGCTATCTGAGTTACCAGTTATTAGAGTAGTATAACTTTCTGCTTGTGCTGTTCTTTCTTTTACAGAAGTTACACTAACAAGTGGACTTTCATCCACTAAAATTGCATTTGTATAAGTATCATAAATATCAAAATACTCTGTTTTTGTAGTAGTATAATAATCTATAATAGTCGTACCGCAGTATGTTTTCACTGCTTGGCTAATTGCAGGTATAATAACATTGATTTTTGCATTTTCACTTTCGCCTTGAAGTCCTGCAAAATCTTTGTATTGTTGTAATGTTATTAAATCTGCCATATTTCCCTTAAAAAGTGGAGGGGATTGCTCCCCTCCAATCCATCAGCTATTAACTAGCTGCTGCGTATTTAAATGCCCACTTAGAAGTTGCACCGTCAATTAGGTCTAAGAAACCTAATCTTTGAGAAGCCACTAGGACTCTTCTTTGGTTAGCTACTTCGTAGTCTGACTCGATGGTAACACCTCTCAATCTTGGCATTACATAGTTTCTAGCATAAACTGCTACAGCGGCGTGCTTAGTAGCTGCTTTTGATGCGAATTCGTCACATAATAGTACTCTTGAACCGAATACTTGGCCGATTTCGCCAGATAGCTTAGTAGCCATGTCGCCAACTAGGTTAGCATCTTGGAACTCAGCATCTTCTAGAAGGTTGTAATAAGCTTCTTGAGACACGATGTATACTACATCTTGAGGGTTAACACCATATTTGCCCATGTTCTTTCTTAGGGCTAAAAGGTCTGTTGCGACAACTTTGTCGCCTGAAGCGAAGATTCCGCCTGCACCGCCACCAGTGTCTGTATCAACATCACTGTCGTCGTCAGCCATTTTAATAAGGCCGTCGAAAGCACCTGATGTGAAAGCACCGTCTGCGTGGTTTCCTAATAGGATTGCATTTTCGATTGCTCTAGCGTGTGATCTTACCATAGACTCTCTAATTAAAGGTAGAATTGGCATGATTGCATCTTCTTCAGTTTCGTTACCTAAGTATGATTGTGAAATCAACTTGTTGGTTGAGAGTGTTCTCTCAGTTAGGTCAACACCACCATAAGGGGAACCGTATGTGTCACCTCTTTGTGCCAAGTTGCCATGTGGTGATGAACCACTAGCTGTTTGGTTAGATGTGAACTGTGCGTATCCGCTGTCTGGTAGGATTGGGATAATCATGTTAGCTGAAGTCATTGGGATTTCTCTAAAGAGAGGTGCCAATACTAGCTCATTTTGAATATCTCTTTCGATGTTTGTTGAAACGATTTGCTCGAAATCAGCAGATGAAACGCCAACACCACTATGTGCATTAACTTTTTCCATAACTGACTTAGCATACTCATTGTCCCATCCTTTACCAGTAGCTAAACCAGCAAATTTTGCATCAATGATGTCGTTCTCGAAAGCTTTTTTCCAATCGCCTTGACCTTGTCTGTCAGCAAAAATTCTTTTTGACTCACGAATATTCATGATTTCTTCAGATTTTTCTGCTAGTTGCTTTTCAAGCCCTTTAACAACTTCCTCTAAATTAGAGTAGTCATCTTTGACTCTTTTTTCAACATCAGACATAAGCCTTTCAGCTCCAGATAAACCTGCTTCAATAACAGATTTTTGTTCTTCCTGCTTTGCTTCTTGAACAGCCTTTTCATTAGCTTCAACTTCAGCTTGCTTTTCAGCCTGCTCTTGTTGTGCTTTTTCTTCAGCTGCTTTAAGTTCGGCTTGCTTCATTGCATAAGCAGCAACTGCTTTTTCAGCAGCTTCTGATGCAAATTTGTTCAAATCGAACTCAGGAGAAACTTCAGGAGTTTTATTTTCTTCTGACATATTAGTCTCCATTTTTTGGGATTTCTCCCCACTTGGCTGCTCAACTTTCACAGCGTCTGCTGAGTCAACTGAGTTAGCCTTGATAAATTGCTTTTTAAACTTATTGTAGTCGTCCATATTATCAAATGAC